GGAGGTGCTGGTGCTAATGGTGCTACTGGTTCAGCTAATAATGGAGGTGCTGGTGGTGCTGGTACAGCTTCATCAATAACTGGTTCTTCAGTTACAAGAGCAGGTGGAGGTGGTGGAGGAGGATATTCACCAAATGGTGGTTCTGGTGGAACAGGAGGAGCTGGAGGAGGTGGCAATGGTACAGCAAATAGTAGCACAGCAGGTTCAGCAACAGTTAATACTGGAAGTGGTGGAGGAGGAGGTGGTAATGATGCAGTAGGTGGTCCTGGTGGTGCTGGTGGTAAAGGAGTTGTTATATTAAGTTTACCAACTGCTAAATATTCATCTACTACAACTGGTTCGCCAACAGTTACAACATCTGGTAGTAATACAATTTTACAATTTAATGGTTCAGGGAGTTACACAGCATAATGGCTAGTTTTGCAAAAATAGGATTAAACAATAAAGTGATTGAAGTTCTTTCAGTAGTTAATGAAGTTCTTCATGATTCAAATGGAATTGAAAGAGAAGATATAGGAATTGATTTCTTAACTAAACTTACAGGTTATCCTGTATGGAAACAAACATCTTACAACACTCATGGTGGAGTTCATGATAATGGTGGAACACCTTTAAGAAAAAATCATGCAGGAATAGGATATACTTATGATGAAGATAGAGATGCTTTCATTCCTAAAAAACCTTTTAATTCATGGATATTAAATGAAACCACTTGTTTATGGGAATCTCCAATACCTTATCCACAAGATAACAATAAATATAGTTGGAACGAACAAAATCAATCTTGGGATTTAGCAGAAATATAGTATATTAAAAAACGAAAGGAAGGATAATGTCAGAAGTAATAAAACTTCACGAGCCTAAATTTGAAAATTCATCTTGGAGTTTTGAATTAGATAATATTAATCTTTACGCATTTTGGAATAACGCATTTTCAAAAGAAGAATGCCAAACAATCATTAATATAGCAAAAGACAAGGGTTTAATTAAAGGAAAAACTAGAGGCGAATCTGATGTACGAGATTCTAAAATATCTTGGTTGTATCCAGTTGATGGTATGGATTGGGTATTTCGTAGAGTAACAGATATTACATTAAATCTTAATGAAAGATTTTTTAAGTTTGATTTGTTTGGAATTAATGAAGGATTTCAATTTACTAATTACGAAGCACCATCTGGCAAATATGGTAAGCACATTGATAGATCAATGAATATGACAGTTAGAAAATTATCTATATCTATTCAACTGACAAATCCTGAAGAATATGAAGGTGGAGAACTATATTTATATAACGATGACAAAGGAACTCTTATGGATAAAACACAAGGAACATTAATATTGTTTCCTTCTTATGTATTACACGAAGTTATGCCAGTAACTAAAGGGGAAAGAAATTCTTTAGTAACTTGGGTAACTGGAAAACAGTTTAAATAAACTTAACTTATGATAAGATAACAACATGATTTATTTTATATTAGGATTAATACTTGGCTTATACGCAGAATGGAAGTTTGAGATAGCTAAGTACATTATTGAATCAGTAAAAGAACATTTAAACATTAAATAGTCTTGAATTTTGTGCGTTGCACAATTATATATCCTGCATGATATATACGACTGAAGAAAATAACTTTTACTCAAAGGAGAACTCAATGTTAGATTATAAATCTATCAAAGAATATTGGTCAAAGTTTTACGCAGATGCTTTTGAAGATGTTAAAACATTTTGGAAAGACTATGCTAAGAATGTTGAACAGTTTTATTCTAAAAAATAACTTTATTTTGACAAACTAATTTGATATTAATGCACAAAAATTTAATGTGCATTTTCAGGTTAGCAGATAATAGTTGTGTCTTGCTAAAGTCTTGCAAATGCTTAAACGACTATGGCAAGAACTACCAACGAAGAACTAATCAGTCTAAGGGGACATATAACTGGAATAAAGAGAGAAGTTAAAATACTAGGAACTTCTGTTTACAAATTAGAAAAACAAATGACTAGTTTATACTGGGCAATCTTATGTGGGCTTGGTGCTTTGTCATTAGCTTTGATTACAATATTTCTTGCTAAGTAAAACGAATACAACTAGTAGTTAGTTTATGAATAAACGAATACTTGTAATATCCGATTTACATATTCCATATCATAGACCAGATTCTTTTGACTTTTTAAAAGCAATCAAAAAAGAATTTAAACCAGATACGATTGTAAACATTGGTGATGAGATTGATTGCCACGCACTTTCATTCCATGACCACAATCCTGATTTAGCTTCTGCTGGACATGAACTTGCTAGAGCAAAAGATTTTATTAAAGAACTAGAGGGAATATTTCCTGAAATGACTTTGTTAGACTCAAATCATTCTAGCTTAGTTTATCGTAGAGCAATTAAATCAGGAATACCTAGAGGTTATCTAAAAGAGTATAACGAATTTTTAAATGTTAAGAAATGGAACTGGGTAGATAACTTAACACTAACACTTCCTAATAAACAAAGATGTTTCTTTACTCATGGAATATCTGCTGATGTAATTAAAGTTTCCCAAATCAATTCTATGAATTGTGTGCAGGGGCATTTTCATTCCAAGTTTTCACTTTCGTTCTGGGCTAATAGTGATTCTTTATTTTTTGCTATGCAAGTTGGTTGTTTAATACAACAAACTAATATGGCATTTACATACTCAAAGAATTTTAAAACAAAATTTATTATGGGTTGTGGAATGATTATAGATTCTACTCCAAGATTAATGCCAATGGTACTTAACAAAGAAGGTAAATGGATAGGGAAGTTAGTTTAAAAGAATTATTATTTAGTGAAACTGCTACAAGACTTGGCATAGACAACACTCCTACTGACCAAATCCTAATTAACTTACAAACTTTAATCTACGAAATAATCAATCCAATAGTAAATCAATTTGGCGACATTAAAATAACTTCTGGCTATCGTTCACCAGCTTTATGCAAAGCAATAGGTTCATCTGAGAGAAGCCAACACACAACTGGAATGGCAGTTGATTGCGAAGTCTTAGGAGTGCCTAATAAAGAACTTGCTGACTGGATAGTTAATCATTTAGAATTTGACCAATGTATTTTAGAATTTTGGAAACCAGAAGAAATCAATTCTGGGTGGGTTCATGTATCTTATAATAAGGCAGGTAATAGAAAAATGTATTTAAGAGCATACAAAGCAAATGGAAGAACAGTTTATGAAGTCTTATAAGAAACAAGTTGGTGGAAACCACTACAAGAAATATAAGATACAACCAATAGAATTTATTATAAAAAATAAGCTAGATTTTTGTCAAGGTTCAGTTATAAAGTATGTATTACGTTTTAAAGAGAAGGGTGGTGTTGTGGACTTAGAAAAGGCAAAACACTACATAGAACTACTAATAGACTCAACTAAAAGTAGATAATATCATTTAAAAGAATATAAGGCATTTTAAAGCATAGTGGCTTTATTATGGGAACTAGCTTAAAAACTTCTATCTTATCAAAATTTAGGGGTATTTTGAGGGTTTAAATAGGCAAATTTAGAACATTTAGAGAACGATTATGCAAGTAACAACAATAGACCCAGATTACTCATCACAAACACTTGAACCAAGTAGTGAATCACAACAATCAACAGCTATCACAACTGGTTCAGGATTAATTAGAATAGCCACAACTGTTCATTGTCATATTAGATTTGGTGCGAACCCAACTGCCACAGAAAATGATCTTATGCTACCAGCAAATCATGTAGAAATATTTGCTTTTGGAAGTGGTCAGAAAGTTGCTTTTTTAAAACAAGGTGGTGGTTCAGGCGAAATTAGCATAACATCATTAGACTAATGATTCCTGCTTTAACTGCTCTTGCACCGATTTTAAATAAAGTTTTTGGAGTAATAGACAAATCTATTACAGATAAAGACTTGGCTTTAAAATTAAAGAATGATTTGAATATGCAATTACTTCAATCAGGCACAGAAGAACTTAAAGCCACAGCAAGAATTGTAGAAGCAGAAGCTAAGTCTAATTGGTTTGTAGCAAGTTGGAGACCATTATTAATGTATGTCTTAATAGCTATTTTAATTTGGAACTTTATAATCAGTCCAATTATTTTAGTTCTATTTAAGATTAATGCTCAGGTATTATTACCGACAGATGTTTGGACATTATTACAAATAGGTTTGGGTGGATATGTAGTTGGAAGATCAGGTGAATCTATCGCAAGAACTTTAGCTAATAGACCAGCCCAAAAAGATGACTAATTTTTATCTCGTAACTTACGCAATAAGTTATGTGCCTACAAATTCTGAAAGCTTAAAAGAGGATATTGTTTGGTGCAGATTCTTTGATAGCGACAACTTTATAAATTCTAATTCTTTTTTATCTCAACTTAAATCAGTTAAGAAGCTTAGAATTACTAATGTTGAATGGGAAGTTGAAGATAGTAATTGGTATGACTATTATGAAGATATTAGCAACACGATTCACTAAAAAATAATTTTTGTAAATTTCTCAGTTCTCTTAACTAAAAATAAATATCGTTTTAATATCAATATCATATAGTGAGGTGATTTTGACTTTTTACCATTTTACTAGCTTCTAGCCGATTTTGAAAAAGTGAGTATGATATACTACAAGTAATTAAATTTTTTTATTAAATAAAAAGTTTAATTACTTTAAGGATTAATAAGTATCGTTAAAGTATTAAATAATAAAAAGTAAAAAAAGTTAATTGAGCTCTTTAACATTGTGGGTGTGATTGGTTAATAACAAAAGGGGAAACTTATGTTAGTAACACAAAGCAACGAAACTTTTGATCTTAGAAAAAAAATAGATTCTAAGTATCAAGAGGTAAATAATATATGGAAGGATATTAAAATTCCATACATTACAAGAGAAGAAGCAGAAAAGGCAAAAAACATACTGATTAGAAAATTTGGTGCTAAGAAATTTTTACCACCATTACATTCAGCTATGAATCCAAAAGCTTATAGAGTTTGGAAACCTTATATCTGTTTAAGTGGAGACCCAACTACTTTATGGAAAGGTTGGAGAAGGTTAATTCATTCTCTATCTCATAAAGTTTATAGAAGAAGGTTTCCAAAAAGATGGTTTGACCACTCTTATCAACAAGCCGAACTTGAATTTGAAATGTGCAAGTTTGTAATTGATAGTGGTTGGTTAAATGGAACTCTAAAATCTAAAGTAATTATTTTATCTAAAGATGAAATAAAAAATAAGAAATTAGAGAAATATAAAATCTTAATAAGCAAGTGGGAGTTTAGAGTAAGTAAGATGCAAAGAAACTTAAAAACTGCCACAAAGTATATTAAGAAATATAATAAAAAAATAAAGTACTTAACTAAATAAACACAAGCCAATCATACTACAATGTTAATTGAGTCTAACTTCAAAATATTCAATACCATCATTAGGAAACTTTTTCAATTCAGAATCAGGCAATAGCTTTAATATTTGATCTACACTTTTAAAAATAATCTTATCAGCTAAAGGAAAGCA